ACTCTTCCCTGCTGTGAGCCTGTTAATGTTACTGCCCCAGTACCTATAGTTGGGGTAATCTCAGATACCCAGTTACCTACATTAGCCATTGTTACTACCTTATATTGCTATACTGGATCAGAAATTTCGCGGTCAAAGGCAGGAGTAGATACCGTACCACCACTTACCAACGCCTGAGCTGTCGCAGTAGTAATATAATAGTCAATCCCATTATCTACTGCTACGTGATCTGCTGTACCATTTGCTGTGATAGGGATAGCTGATTGAGCGGCTACTGTTGATTTACGACCGCTTGTAGTGCCGTTACCTACAGTGAAATCTGTAGCTGCAATAGTCACTGTAGCCAATGCTTTAGCTGCAATATCTGCTTGAGATACTGGCTGACCTGCGCAGACAGTTAGAGTCGTACAAGTACCGTAAGTTGTTAAACCACCATCAATCATACCGTTAGATGCTACTTTAGCCATTAGACGCTACCTCATTATGATTTGTATTTTGTACATCAAGAGTTACTACTTTATTTACATCTTTTTTGGCAGTAACAGTACACGCTGAAAGGTCTTTGCCTATGCCTGCTTTACAAAAAAACTTACCTGTAGCCTTGTCAAAAGATTTAATATCACCTTTTTCAAAGTCTACACCTTCGTGTTTCCAGTCTTCTAAAAATTCAATACGCATAATTTACCTCGTTATATATTCTATGTTCGCAACCACTATGCAGATGCTAGTTCGTTTTTTTTGCTCATCACTTTTTACCTGCGTGGCACATAAAAATCTTTCCTAAATTCGGTTTGCCTGTGTTTTATTTGTTCGATATCCGACTGAATAGTATCCAACTGAACCTTTAGCGTTGTCTGTGTTGCATACATAGAGATAAAGCCAGTTACTCCAGCAATAATAAGCCCCTGCACAATACCTTTAAAATCCACTCGATACCTCTCTTTATCCTGCTCTTTATCTCTGCAATAGGTAAACGGAACATAATCTAATAAGCACATTACTTAGTAATCCCTTTGTTTTTTTCAAATGATCGCATTCCAGCAATACCGAGTAACGCCAATAATATTTGCATAGTTAAATTTGTGTTTATTATCGGAAACGCACCTTTGTATCCATAAAAAACAACCGCTACAAAACGCGCCATTGGTTCGATGATTGACGAGTACACCAGCGAAAAGCCACAACTCCAGCCGACCAGCGGTCGCCATCCTGCAACAAATAATTTTGAGCTTTCGGCTTCTTTTTTGTTGATGTCAATCTGACCTAAGAGTAATTTGTATTTATATTCAATGCTCTGCGTGACTTGAGCTATCCGCGCTTTTTCAACTTGCGTCGCATCGGGCCAGACTCTTTTAACAATATCATCCGCTAAACCCGATACAGACGCTACTGCATCATCAATGCCAAACATCTTAATGTAATACGCCAGCTATGCCCGTCAAAGACACCTCAACGGTGGTTTGCCCTGCCCCCGCAGCACTAAATGCGTACGCTGAGTTAGTAACATCCCCGACCGCTGGTACCGCTAAACTATCATCAAACACACCCAAACTCGCATCAAACATAACAAGCTCGCCTTGCCCGATAACCGCAGCGGATAGCTTTGGCAGTAGAAAAACGCCCTCTAATGCAACTGAACCCGTTGCTCCCGTAGGAATAGCAACCAAAGCAACCCCGATTAATGCAGAGCCATTCGAGCCAATAATAACAGGCGCACCCGAAGCAATCGGAGCCCCCGCGTTTGTATAATCAACAACATCACCGTGCTGTACAAAATTTGAAGCCATTGTTTTTGTCCTATAATAAGTCTAACGTGCGCCCTAATTCAGACGCACTTTATTAATTTAATTTATACGCCTGCGTTTTTATATGCGCCTTCATAACCGATAGCACCGACACCAAACGGCAATTCAACGCGATAATTAACACCGCCTGTATTGAACGCTTCTTCCATTGCAACAATAGGCTCTGATTGACCATCTAAAAACACGACTTCCAAAACAGGGGCAACCGTAGGATCAGCAAACAAATACCACTCCGTTCCTGCAATACGTGGCGTATCAACGATATTTTGAACAATGCCATTTATTTTGTTCGGTTTTTGTAATTTATTGGCAGTATCAGGGTCATATTGCGCTCCGACTAAGACACGTACATCACCCCCATGCGCCAGACCACCTAACCAAATATCTGGGCGAATATCTAAAAATTCATTGCCCGCAATATCCATTTGCTTTGCCATATCAACGCGTGCCGCATCTAACGAAACAACACTAGGAACAGCCGCTATTGTCGCTAAATTTCCACGGGAGGCGTGAAATAATGCCGTACCATCCTTCATTACGGGGTTCGCTGTTAGTAATGCAAAAACGCGATTTTCAATCGTACGTTTTGCCGCACGTCCCAGATTTGTAGTTAACGACGCAATATAACCAATATCGTCATTAATAATCACTTCTGGCGTAATACCAATAATATTACCGCGACGAACAGCAGAAACGCCCTCTTTTGCCGCGTCTGGAATAGCTTTTGATTTATATTCTCCCTGCTCATTTACCGCATCAATATCGCCAATCGCACCGACACGTAAACGTTGCCATTCTCTGAAATCTGATACTGAACCTGCAACACAAAACTTCGACCAGGTATCGGGCGTTGCTTGATAAGCAGTCAAAACTTGTCGGTGCATCACATTTTCCAGTAATACAGTAAAATCTGAGGTGCTTTGACCGTAACTTGACGGGCGCATAGACAGCGCGGCTTTGGCAATAGAAACGCGATCCATGCCTTTAACGCTATGCCCCTCTTTCTCCAAGCACGCGCGAGCCACATCTTCTAATCGAAAATTTCTAAATTCATTTTGCGGATCATGCTTATCTTTTCCGCTACGTGCCATAATAGCCTGCGTAACACCCTGAGCAAATTTTTCTGTCTCTGATTCGCCTGTTTCAATACGATGATCAAAATTACCCGCAGTTGGTTCCATTCCTTCACCTAATTTTATATGTAAACGGTCGATTGCCGCCTGCACGGTAATCTGGCTATCATCAAGACATTCATTTAATAACTCAGTTACGCCACCAATTTTAGCAAACGGCTTAAATTTAGCGCGAACATCACCACGGCGACGCGTCTCATCCGCTAGTATTTGCGCTTTAACGTCGTCAGCACTGGGTGCATCTTGAGAAGCCAATTTATTCAGTGGCTCTTTTTCTTGTGCATCAGGTTTTTTGATTTTTTTAGGTTGTTTATTCATGGTTTTACTCTTTTTGTTAAATAATTTCGCCTGTGCGGGCATAGATTTGAATCTGTTTAGATTAAAACTGGCTGCTACAGCGACGGTATCAGTAGCCGCATCAATCAAGCCCTCGCCTAATGCCTCATCAGCAGTAAACCAGTGGTCTTTGCCATCCGTTAGCCACTGCATAACCGCCTCAATTGATTGCTGGGTTTTATCAGCATAACTGGTGCTCATTGCCTGCGCATAACGATCTAACACGTCCGCTTTTTCTCGCAAGTCTATAGCGTTTCCTGAACCAGAAGCCCATGGCGCATGAATCATCATTAACGCATTATCTGCCATCTCTACTGTATCGCCTGCCATGGCTATCAGCGAAGCAATACTAACCGCAACACCGTCAATCGCTACCGTAGTGGTGGCTGGATGTCTTTTAATTGCGTTATAGATAGCAATGCCGTCCGAGACCGAACCGCCATAGCTATTAATACGAATGGTAATTTCTTCAGCATCCAATGCCGCAATTTCTTTTACAAAATCTTTAGCGGTTACACTATCGCCAAACCAGCTATCGCCAATATCCCCATAGATATTAATTTCAGCCGTCTTATTTTTATGCTTTGCCTTAATATCAAACCATTTACGCATTCATGCCCCCTTGATTATCATTTGCTGGATCGGCTGTACTAACCAGCTTCCGATCCTGTTGTTGTTTTCTCCAGCGCACTGCCTGATCAAGCACATTGCGCGGATTGCCACCGCGTTTACGTATAATTTCAGGACCGCTAACGTGATTTGCTCGTTCTGCTAAAATGTTAGCTTTTTCTTCCTTGGCAGGGTCAATCCACGGCATAGATGGACCAATAAAAAGCGCATCATCTAAAGACAATGGGTCAATATCGGCAGGCACAGTAACCAAGCCATCTAAAACTGCCATTTTTACAAACGTTTCCCAAGTAGGACGTGCCATTCCTGAAATAAATTCAGAGGTAAGCACTTTATAATTCGTCCAGCCCTCAACTAACTCTTGACGTTGGCTGGAATAACTCCCCTCATAACTGCGTGAAATAGTCGAAAAGTTCGCCCCCGTTCCTGCGGCTACCGCTCTTAGCTGTCCTTTTCTGTACTCAATCAGTTGCGGATTAGGGCGGTTAGTATCAATCATGCCTACTTCTTCACCAGGTGATAAATCATCAAAAACCATCCCAGGTGAAAACTTTAGCGAACGCGGATCGTTATTCATATCGGGCTCGTACATCTCAGGCTGCCCTTTTTTAATATAAGCCGCCATTGAAGCCGCTATTTTTGCGGCAATACGCTCAGACTCTTCATAATCTTTTATATCGTCTAAGCGCGTCATGACGGCGGCAAACACCGACACGCCCCGCAATTGTGAAATACGATCTCTTAAACGTAAGTGATTAATTAATTCAGCATCAAATGCCTTTAAATCTAACGCCTGATGTGTATAAACATTAATATCACCTGGATGATGGCGATAAAAATAATACTTTTTAGGTTGTCCCCAGCCATTCTTCTGAATGCCTTGTATGATTTTTTTATAAGAATCGTTAAAAATCAAAGGACACATTTCAGCTTCCAGCATCTCAATGGAAAACTTCACTTCGGTTCCGTGTTGCAAAAAAGGGACGTTACCCAATAATGATTTAGTCATGACTTCACCATCACGCATCCAAGAGCGACATAAAAGCCGCTGTGCGCCAGCCCAATCCGTGGTAAAGGTTACTTCAGGTTTACGTGACCAATTTTGCCAAAGACGATGCAAATCGTCCGCTAGTTTCTCGTGAATTTCACCACTCATAGTGCGCGGTTGCGGCTCGATGCCGATGCCTTCAGCCCCCACGATATTATTAACCAATGCATTCAGCGTCCCTTTGGCAATATCGTGGTTGGCATCTAAAAACCGTGCTTGATTGCGTAGATTACTCCCTGCTTGCGTAACCCAGCGATCACCACTGCCATAGTCTCTGCTTTGCTTACGCAAGGTAGTTGGCTTGGCGGCTTCATAAGCTGCTAAGACTCTTTTAGCCTGTAAGCGTCGTAAGGCTTTTTCGGGACTAATTGCCGCTATCGCTGTTTCTAAAAAGTTCATTTAAAGTTCGCTGTTTGATAGCGCAACGACGAACCGCCCTGCGCTACGCGGTTTTCAGCATTAACTTGACGCTGTAGGCTTTTAATCTGTGACTGTACGAAGCTTAGATCAGCACGTTTTAGTATCCGCGTACCTAAACGCATCTCTTGCCCTGACAAAATCGCCACTTCTGCATCAAAATATAGTTGTAATCGTTCGCTTGCTTTGCTCATGGTTCAATTAAAACAAATAAGTTGTGCCAAATTAACAAAAAAATGGCAAAACTTTTATTTTGTCTCATTTTCCTCGTTCCCACGGTCTCCGTGGGAATGCATAAGTAGACGCTCCTGCGTCAAGTGGGCATTATGTTGTCTCGTGACGCAGGAGCGTGGGAACGAGGGAAACTCTTTTAACAACTGTATCAGCTAATCCGCTTACTGCACTTAGTGCGCTCTATCTAAAAAAAAT